CATGTCGCTTGCAACAGTTTGGTTTGTGCTGATATGGGTCTACGCCCTAGCTCTTCTTTGGACAAACTTAGGAAAGCTACAATTAATTGGATCTTTGAACCATTGGCTGATATAGCACCTAACAAATATCTAAGCAGAAAATTTTGGACGGACTCAAGTGACCGTCTAATGTACGAAGGCAAAGCTCCACAGCTTGCCGACACTAAGCGAGCCCGCATGCCCGCATTTTTTGAACATGCAAACACCAACTTACCCAAGTACGCTTGACTGGGGACGCATTGAGAAGATCGTAGATGAACTCGATGAGCAGTTTCCAGATAAATTTCCAGACCATACACTATCGGAAAAAGAAATATCTTATAGGGCTGGTCAATTATCAATTATTAGATTATTAAAACTAAAACTTAAAGGAGAATAATTATGTGCGTAGGCAATCTCTTTGGAGGCAGGAGAGCAGCTCCAGCCCCACCACCTGTACCAGCCCCACCAACAACACCACCACCCCCATTACCTATTCAGTCGGCTCCTACACCTATGCCAGAAGCCCCAACACCTACCCCTATTTCAGAGGATGGTACTAAGAAGAAGGCAAAGGTAAAAGCTAAGAAGGCTTCAAAAACAGCAGCCAAGAAAGGTACTACACAATTAGCAACTAAGAAGCCAACTCAAGGTGGGCTTCAAGGTATAAGTACACCTCAAGGTGCTAACACTGGTGGCGGTGGCACTGGTGGCGGTGGCGGTACATACGGAGGATAATGAAAAACGCACGGCAACGATACAATGAGTTATCGAGTCACCGTGAACAATTCTTAAATGTCGCTTACGAATGTGCGGAACTAACTATTCCAACATTACTTATGAGAAACGAAGGTGATGCTTTATATCAAAGTTTTCAAACACCTTGGCAATCAGTCGGAGCTAAAGGAGTTACCACGCTAAGTTCAAAACTTATGCTAGGACTCCTACCTCCATCAACCAGTTTTTTTAAACTACAACTAGATGATTCTAAACTAGGTATAGAGATACCAGCTGAATCAAAGAGTGAGTTAGATTTATCGTTTGCTAAAATAGAACGAAGTATAATGGATAGCATAGCTGCCTCTACAGATAGAGTACAGATTTTTGCTGCCCTAAAACATTTAGTTGTTACAGGCAACGCTCTTGTCTATATGTCGAAAGAGGGTATGAAAGTATATCCTTTAAATCGTTACGTAGTTGAAAGAGACGGTAATGGTAATGTGGTTGAGATAGTGACAAAAGAAAGAGTCAGTAAAAAATTATTAGGACTACCAGAGGTAGATACAGATAGTGTTAATGATGACTCAAAAGGTGACTATAAAGGAACTAAAGATGTAGATGTATACACCTGTGTAAAACTATATGATAATGGTTGGCGTTGGCATCAAGAAGCTAACGATACAATACTACCTGATAGTGTAGGTAAGGCTCCCAAGGACAAAACCCCCTGGCTACCACTACGTTTTGTTACCGTAGACGGAGAAGATTACGGACGTTCTAGAGTTGAAGAGTTCCTTGGTGACTTGAAATCTTTAGAGGCATTGATGCAAGCTATCGTTGAGGGTAGTGCAGCAGCAGCTAAAGTTGTGTTTACTGTATCACCTTCTTCTGTAACTAAACCTGCATCACTAGCTAACGCTGGTAATGGTGCTATCATACAGGGTAGACCAGACGATATAGGAGTTGTACAGGTAGGTAAAACTGCTGACTTTCAAACTGCATATCAAATGATTAACATGCTAGAGAAAAGATTAGCTGAGGCTTTTCTTGTCTTATCAGTACGTCAGTCAGAAAGAACTACAGCAGAGGAAGTTAGAATGACACAGATGGAACTAGAAAGACAGCTGGGTGGCCTATTCAGCTTGTTAACGACAGAGTTCCTTATACCCTATCTAAGACGTAAGATGCACACTCTTACAGCTGCTAAGAAGATTCCAGTGTTACCTAGTGGTTTAGTTAAACCTACTATTGTAGCTGGTATCAACGCATTAGGTAGAGGACAAGACCGAGAGGCTCTTGTACAATTTATAACAACCGTAGCCCAGACTATGGGCCCAGAGGCTTTAGCTCAGTTTATGAATCCTGACGAAGCTATTAAACGACTTGCTGCATCTCAAGGTATTGATATTCTCAATCTTGTTAAGAGTGTTGATGAACGTCAAGCTGACCAAGAGCAAGCAATGCAAGCACAACAAATGCAGTCCTTAACTGACCAAGCTAGTAAATTAGCTAACGCACCATTGTTAGATCCTTCTAAGAATCCACAAGCGTTAGAGGCAGTTGAGGGTGTATCCCAAGCACTACAACCACAGTAATTATGGCAGAAACAATCCGCTACGACACCTCAGATGATCCAGTAGCAGCACAGGCAATAGCTGAGAAAGAAGCTGAGTCACTCAGAGTTGGTGAAGAACTTATGGCCAAGCAAGAAAAAATGCTTGCTGGTAAATATAAGAGTCCCGAAGAACTAGAGTCAGCTTATCTTGAGCTACAAAAGAAATTAGGTGAATCAGAGCAAGGTACAGAAACAACAACAGATGAAGCAGAATCTGAGTATGAATTTTATAGTGATGATGGTAATGTTAATTACGATACAGCTAATGAATTATATGGAGATCAATTAGGTGCTTTATTTAAGTCAAATGATATAGACCCATTTGCAATGAGTAAACATTTTGAAGATAATGGTGGTACTTTAACTGACGAAATGTATGGTCAGTTAAATAAAGCAGGTTTATCCAAAGATGTTATTGACAGTTATTTAGATGGTGTACGAAATCAAATTGGTTTCAACCCTGACAAGCCCGAACCTACACTATCAGAATCTGATGTTAATGAACTGAAAGGTTTAGCTGGTGGTGAAGAGGGATATAAGAATCTTATGGAGTGGGCTGGTAATAACCTAGGTGAAGATGCAGCTAAAGATTATGATGCTGTGTTAGCCACTGGTAACAAGTCAGCTGTAAAATTTGCAATTACTGCATTATTAGGAAAATATGAGGATTCAATGGGACGTGATTCAAAAATAGTTACTGGCAAAGAGTCATCTACTGAAAACTACAGAAGTATGGCAGAGGTTGTCAGAGACATGAATAAACCAGAATACAGAACTGATGAGGCGTACAGAGATGACGTTCTCAGAAAACTTGCACAATCAAACTTAAAAGTATAGGAGCTTAATTATGCCAATGGGAAAAGGTACTTACGGAAGTAAGAAAGGTAGACCACCTGCAAAGAACGGTAAAAAGATGAACAAAGGTTTATCTAAACTGCCAGCTGGAGTAAGAAACAAAATCCTCGGTAAGAAAAAGTAGACCATGAAAGACGGTACTGGAAGAGAGTTTAACGATAAGTTAACACATTTTCTTACATGGTATCTAGATGCAGGGTTGAGAATTTTTGTGCCACATTCCAACTTTATACATTTCGTTGAAGGTGTAACTGGACTGACTATATATAGAGATGGTCAGTATCAGGTACAACTTTTTACCGCTACACCAAACACAGTAATACCTAGTCACACTCACCCTAATGTTGATTCTTATGAAGTAGCATTAAGTGGTATGGAGTTTTATTTAAACGATAAAGTTGTACTACCTAGATGGTATGCAAACTTACCTGCACATCACTGTAATCTTTCTACATCTCACTATGAAGTAGTAAGAGTATTACCAGATAGCCCTCATAGTGCTATAGCTGGAGACAAGGGTGGCTCTTTTATGTCAGTACAACACTGGCTTAATGGAGTTAAACCTACTTCAGTTGGTAATGATTGGGATGGTGTAACTATGGGTAAACGTCACACAGAACAAATAGAAAATGGCTCGTAAAAAAGGTGTAAGTCTGTCTTTGGGTCGAGGTGAGAAATCCCGCAAGGGCGGTCTTACAGCTAAGGGCAGAGCTAAATATAATAGAGCTACGGGCTCTAACCTCAAGGCTCCTCAGCCAGGGGGTGGTGCTCGTAAGCGTTCCTTTTGTGCTCGCATGAAGGGAGTTAAAGGGCCAATGAAGAAGCCCAACGGAAAGCCAACTCGTAAGGCGTTGGCATTACGCAGATGGAAATGCTGATGAAAAAGAAAAATTTTGTCCAAAAAATATTTACACTTCCATACGATACGCTTGATGTTTATAAAAAACTCAAAAAGCGTAGAGATAAAACAAACAGTGTAAACCAGCAACAACAAGGTCACAAATAATGGCACATAAGAAAGGATCTAAATGTGGCTGTAAACATGGGGGTAAGAAGAAGTAATGGCTAAACTATGCCCCAGAGGAAAAGCAGCTGCTAAAAGAAAGTTCAAAGTTTACCCCTCTGCATACGCTAACGCATACGCTGTTAAGGTATGTAAAGGACAGGTCAAGTCTGGTGGTAAACGTAAGACTGCAAAAGGATATACTAGAGGTAA